GGTGGTGTAGGTCCAATACAAGAGCCACATGCTGAGCCACAGCCAAAGTAGTGTCAAGTCCATTTGTCATCTCATCATTCTCGATGGTAATTAAGTTTCTTGCTTCAGGACTGAGTCTACCCAAGGTACGCAAGAATTTAGCGGCTCCACCTTTACCGCTCAAGTGTACGTTGATCTTAAACCCGTTGTCGTGCCAGGTATTGCCATAGCCCATCCAACGTGCCATATCAGCGTGATATTCAAATTCTAGTATTGAACGTTCTACAATTTCATCTGCTTCGCTTGCTAGTACACAAAATTGGCCAGGATGAAAGCTCAAACGTACATCGTATTTACGTGCGGTTTCACCAATAGGGGCAAAGATTCGAGCACAATGATCTTGTATTTCTTGCCGTTGCCACCATGCAATCCAGTTGGGCTCAGTATAGCCCTGTAGCATTTCACTGCCCAGACGTACCATTCTACGGCCTTCGGGCAAGGTGGCCACACGTTCAATCATTTTCACAGCCGCTGACGCATTGTGATTCATGATATCCCATTGGCGCTGGTCTGCTTCGTCAGCATGTTCGCGAAGCCACCTCATGGTAGTTGATCTGCCGTTTAGATCACGGTCTACTGCATTGACTTTCATGCCGCCACATTCTGAAGGGTCATTGAGCCACTTGCAACAAAACCCTATTCGCTTGGTCATTAGTAATCCTTGTGATGCATTTACAGTTGTAATTGTAACACATTTTTCATTATGTCGCAAGTGAGATTAGATAGTTTTTGATAGGGTTTTGCTAATTCGGTCAAGTGATCGACCAAAACCCATTGTGTTTCCGGATAGCTTTTAAAGGTCCCAATTGCCAACCCATGGTAAATTTGGTCATTTGATGTAGAAGGTGGTGCCAGATCAAACCCCACAAGCAATACTACATCACTAGAGCTTGCTGCCAAATGCATAGCAATAATGTCTTCTATGTTGGGCAACACCTGTTCAAAATTGCTATCATATATTTTAACTCCAGATGCATTTTTTAATTCTTGAGCAAAACTTTGACTCACAAAAAAATTACAGGAATTTTGAAAAGAACGATCTACAAGTTCTTGTGCTTTTTTTTTGTCATGACATATCACATTATCTGTGCCACAAGTGCGCCACGTACTCCATGATCCCCAAGTGCTGCCAATGTTTTTTATTTGGTCATTGTCGATAACAGGATCCAGAATGTAACTACTAGCAAATACCCAAGTTAAGTTCATGCTTGTCGCAACAAGTCCAAGGTAACACAATGAAATCCACCACCTAGTGTACGGCTATGACGCAACTCTAAAGGAATCACTGTGAAATTTCTACGTTCTAGTGTTTGTATTATATCAGTTTGATGCTTGTCTACAATAACAGTATGTGGATCAATGCTCAACATATTCATAGCAATCCATTTAGATGCATAGGGATATTCATGGAATGATTGTGCTACTACATCATCGATCCAAATTTTTTCCCATTTTTCAAAAACCTTAGGCACTAATTCAGGTTTGACTCTACTGGAGTTGAGCATAACAAGGCCATCACGCAAGGCCACAACAGTTGAGTCAATATGCACCCCAGCATAAAAATTACAGCGTTCTATATTGGTGTCAACAAACGTATCAATCAACCACTCGTGGGCTTCTTTGTTACCTGAACTAGATTCTAACATTAACAAAGTATCATTTAATCTCAAAATGTTTGCGGCATCTAAAACAATGCCACGATCTCTGGGCATAGACACAAATGTTTTAGCTTCTTGAATTATTTCGTGATAGCATTGCAGTTCCATATCCCTGCATGGATACATCATGGCAGTATCTATAATATTGTCACCATATACCAACAAACGATCACGTGGGCAATAGTTGTACATGCCATCATGTGCTTGGAAATTAAACGTACTCGGGCGAATAACTTCAACGCCAAGCTGTGTTAATGTATCCGCTAATACTTGTAAATCTTCGTTGGTTTCATCTATGATCCACTGTGGCACTGGGCCCGATGGCACTGGCGTTTCTTTCCACAATGTTTTTTGGCTTTCTTGTCCAAATACAGGATCATGCACAGGCCAATTGGCATGTGTGGTGTCACCTACTACAATTCGCTTTAACGGATCCCATTCATTGGCTGTAAAAATCATGCGTGTCCAGTAATTTGCAGTGTGTAACGATCTTGCAATCCTATGTTGGCAGCTGAATGTGGAGCATCATATACCCATTCGACCACATCCCCGGCACGCCAATTAACATAAGGTTGACCTTGCACTTCTAAATAATGCCCTGATTGCCAATTTTCTAGCAATACTAGTGCACGTCGCACTGTGTGTTCTTTGCCTGCAAGATCAAACAAACTAATGTATCGTTTATAAAGATCTCTGTGAACTGGCATCACTGTACCTGTTGTCATTCGATAAAAAGACAACCCAACATCTTTCCAGCCCATCTCGTTGTAAATTTTAATAAAACTATCACTCCACTTGGGAAGTCGATGTCGCATGTCAGCCATGCCGCCTGTAATCTTGCTTTGATACCCTTGACTGATCCATGTGTTTACACTTTCAGGATCGTTGAAAGGTTCATAGATATAGTCCAATGTCTTGAACTCATGATCCCAAAATGGGTCAATGTGATACTTAACAACCACGGGTGTTGCCATAATGAATTACTTGTTGTTGTTCAGTGCTAGGAAGTTTGCGCCATGGATCAACAATTACGGATCCCTTGGGGATTTCACAATATGCTTGAGTTTTGGTTTGTTCACCGGTGTACTCATATGTGATTTGTCGATCGTGTGCCCATAAAATAACACAGGGTCCAATAAGTTCAGATACTACTTCTGTTGTATCATCTGCTAGTGGGTCCACATATCTAATGTTGAACCCCAGTTGTTTGACATAATGACCAACCAAGGTGGAGTATGATCCAATGCAATAAGGCAAGTCTGGCTTGTATGCCTTGCCGTGAATTACCACACTCATACCACGCTGTTTGGCATGATCAACTAAAAACTTGGCAAGATTACGAGCTTGAATTTCTCGAGCATGCATGATAGTATCAAACAAATCATAACCAATGTCATACTCTTTTGCTAACCATCTCAGTGCAATGTTGTCACGTGGATGACATGCACCTGCATCGCCCATGCCAGCTGTCATGTACTTAGGGCCCATGATGCGCATAGTACTACGTGCTAGAGCATTGGTAACAACATCAACATTGATGTTACCAATCTTTAGTGCAAAGTCCTGAATCATGTTGGCAAGTCCCACCTTGGCCGAAATAAATGTGTTGTAGAAGATTTTGATGGCTTCACACTCATCCCAGGTGCCAATTTCGTAGCGTGGGTTGTTTTGCATGATAGTCTTGTAGAGTTCCACAAGCTCATTGGCCAGGGCGTTGGGGTTACCATCTTCTGTGCCAATCATGATCATCTCAGGATTAACCATATCCCACTTCACTGAGCCCATGGCAATCAAGTAAGGGTTATATAGAAATTGGTGCTTTTTATCCAACTGAGTAATAAACTTGCGTCGAGTGGTTCCGGGCAGTACTGTAGAAATCAACACAACTTTTTTAGAACCAGTTGCGTGTTTGTTTACATTGTCAATTGCTTCAAGCACAGCATCATGCCCAAAATCTTTTGGAGTCATGTGGCTGCTTGGGACGCTGCCATCATATCCTTCTTCATGCGGGGTAGGAACTGCAATAAAGATCCACTCGCTTTGGTTTACAGTTTCTTCAATACTGCAAACTTTAACTGACTCACTGGTACGTGGGTAAATATCAAACCCAAACACAGTATGTTTTTCTGCAAACACTTCCGCACAATCTAGACCTAATTTGCCTAAACCAATAAAACCGATTTTCATATATGCATATTCCTATAGATAATTTGTATGACTGGATAAGTGGAATTTCCCACGATCTATTAATTTATCGCTTTTATCCCCATGGGTCTAAAAATCTTGAATGCCTTGATCAAAGCGATACAAGGCATGCACAACGTAGTTGGATCGACAACATGCATCTTGTTCCGGTAATTTGTTATGATCAAGAACCACTTGATCATGCCCGTTATGACAATCTCAACTGGCAGCAACTTCAATCTTTATGTTCTGTTCAGTGGCCAAACATTCCCAAATACCGAACAGAACATGCAACACAAGAATTCTGGGAACACTTATCTAAATTAAATCTTGCATCAGTTGTGCCTGCAACCATGAATGATTGTTGCATTTTATTGCACACTGAGCAACGATCGTCAAACTTAGACAAATACACCCAACAAAATTTTGTCCCAGCTTACTGGTGGAGTCATGCCATGATAGCTCGAGACTGGTACAGATTTGCTGAACATGATCCTAGACTCAACTCGTCTCATACCGAATATCAATATAACTTTAACATATATTCGCGGGCCTGGGACGGCACCCGCGAATATCGACTTAAATTTTTAGAAATGTTAATTGACCGTAATCTAGACAATTGTTCTAGAACTAGTTTTTGCGATACTGACAATGTTCATTATACACAACATCAATACAATAATCAAGACTTTCGAGTGCACGATTTGAGTCAATTCCACTCGGTGACTATTTCAAGTCACAGTAGCGCAAGTTATGATATTGAGCATTACACGCAGTGTGCAATTGACGTGGTGCTAGAAACCTTATTTGATGATGATAGGTTGTATTTGACTGAAAAAATACTGCGTCCAATTGCATGTGGCAAACCTTTTATCTTGGCTGCTACTCATGGTAGCCTGGAATATCTCAGAAGTTATGGATTTAAAACCTTTAATAATATTATTGATGAAAGTTATGATACAGTAGTTGACCCGTTGAAACGGTTAGAAGCCATTGTTGATGTTATGATTGGTATTAGCAAGTTGTCGCCACACGCAAGACACCAACAGCAAACTGAAATGTTAAAAATTTGTCAACACAATCGTAGACACTTTTTTAGTGCAGAGTTTGCTGATCAAGTAAAAAATGAGTTATGGGACAATCTAATGTCTGCGCAAGCGCAAGTGCATCAACAACATTGCAATGGGCAAAATTGGTTGAAAGAGCGGCACACACGAACTTCATTAAGCAATAGCATTATTGCTGAGGAACTTGGTATTTCTAGAAAAGATCTAACAAGAATTTTGCAATGGTGTCAGCAACGGTCTACTACACCGTCCCAGGCCTGATCAACTTGTTTTGTTTGGTATTGCTCAATTCGTTGCGCAAGACTTTGATAAAAACTATCCAGTTCGCCGGACCAACGCCCTTGTAGATGTTCTAATGCATCTTTGCAGAACTTCCAATTGGCCAGTCGATAATTTCGCATGAGATTTTGATGTAGTTCTCGATAGCGGTCAACTGTGAACATTTCTTCAACAGACATTTTTTCTACAATGCAGTATGCTGTGACAGGATCTGTATCGGGAGAGAATCGCACAGTGTCTAATTCCAATACTGTGTAGTTGTCTTGAATTTTTTGTACATTTTCTGTACCTATTACAATATGCATTTGGTCCTTTTAAACAGTGTTGGGTTCTAGTTTGATTTGCAATGGATAACCTTCACTACGTGCTGACAAGGTGACTTCTATACCTTTTTGTTCGGCAATTTCATAAGGCAGTACTGCCACAGTGGCGGCTCCTGTTTCGTGAATATCTACAGTAATCTTCTCGGCAGTCACCAGAGTATGCGCAAAGTGTTCGATCAAACTATCAACTACAAAGTTCATGGCTGTTTGATTATCGTTGATATAGATAACTCGAAACATTGGTGGTTCTTGCAAATTTAAGTTTGTGCGTGTTTTAGATTTTGTGTCTGCCATATAGCTACCTGTGTTAGTGTGAGGGGCGAACCCCTCACAGTTTATTTACTTAGAGATCAAGATTGATAGCTAATCTCAATTTTTTTAGGTTTCATTGTTTCAGGAACAATGCGCTCAAGCTTGATTGTCAAGATGCCGTCTTTCATTACAGCAGCCTTGACCTCTACATAGTCAGCCAAAGTCCATGAGCGAACCCAAGAACGATTGCTAATACCGTGATGCAAGTATTCATGATCGGGTGTTTCGTCCTTGGTACCAGTTACAACCAGTTGTCCCTCATGGTATTCAATGTTGACTTCTTCCAAACGGAAGCCAGCGGCTGCCACACGAATTTCGTATGTGCTGTCACCAGTAACAACAATGTCATATGGGGGATAATTGCCTGAGGCGGCTGCATCAATCTGACGAGTAATGCGGTCGAACAAACGATCGATACCTACCGTGTTACGGTAGAAGGGGGCGAGATCAAAAGATGTGATTTTAGTCATGTCATTCTCCTATTAAGCAAGTTGACTATCAGTGTAGCCCCACCATGGGCACTACAACAGTATTTATTATACACGAAAATTATTTTATACTTTGTTATTTAGGTCACGTATAACACGATAATTTGCTCTAAATCCTGGATTCCAAGTAAGTGCAAACAAAGTATAATGTCTATCATCATCAAATGTGACTCTTATGTTACGGTTGATAGTTTTATCTTTGTATTGTACATTGTGCCGATTACCCCAGTCTATCAACGCCAATGATATAGACGCATGTTTATGTGTAAACTCGTGGGCCTCAATTTTAAATTCAATATACATTACCTTGCGGTGGGCTGATTGATATCTGTAGATGTTAATTCAAGCATATCGATGCCACGTTCGCGATATTCACGCAAGTGAAACATATGGGGCATTAGTGCATGTTCAATTTCGGTATGCAATGCTCTAGCACCTGTGCCTGATTCTGTTGCACGATCAACCATGGTTTCGATTGCATCGATTGTGAATTTTAATTCTACTGCATCTTGCTTAAACAACCATTGGTATTGATCGATGTAGTTGTTTTTAACTTCAGTAAGGATACGAATCATGCTGGGGCGATCTAGCTCTTCTAGTGTGACCACACTGGGAAAGCGTCCAATGAACTCAGGTATCAATCCAAATTTCACAAGATCATCAGGCACAACTTCATCTAAGTGCACGTCTTTGGGCTGTGATACTGGTGAGTTAAAACCAATACTGGTACCAGCTGTGCGATTCTTGATAATTTTTTCCAACCCAACAAAGGCGCCGCCGGCAATAAACAAAATATTTTTGGTGTCAATTTCAACCATGTCACCACCTGGATGCTTGCGACCGCCACTTGTGGGAATACGACAAACTGTTCCCTCAACCATTTTTAACAATGCTTGTTGTACACCCTCACCGGATACATCACGTGTGATTGATGTTGATTCACTTTTGCGTGAAATTTTATCAATTTCATCAACAAACACAATACCATGCTGTGTTTTTTCAACATCATTGCCCGAGTTAGCAAATAATCTACTGATCAAGCTTTCAACATCGTCACCAACATAGCCTGCTTCTGTAATGCTTGTTGCATCAGCAATGGCAAATGGTACGTCCAAGTATTTGGCCACAGTTCGGGCTAGTAAGGTTTTCCCCGATCCAGTTGGGCCCAATACCAAGATATTGGCTTTGGTAATTTCTCTATCGGGGTCTTTGCAGTTGATTCGCTTGTAGTGATTGACAATAGCCACACTCAACATAATTTTGGCAGCATCTTGTCCAATTACATACTGATCTAAATATGATTTAAGTTGCACTGGATCCATTTTTGCATTGTCTAGCTTTAACAAAAGAGATGGTGCTGGATCCTGTAATAACTCGGTGCACAAATTTACACATTCACTACATATAGCAACAGCATCACTAACTATAAGTTTTGTAACAATGTCTTTTTCTTTGCCGCAAAAACTGCAATGGTGTAATTTATCAGTCATTAGTTGTGTTTTGATTTAAACGTTGTGAGATTTCTTGCTGTTCTGAATCGGTCAATAGATCTAGATCATATTCACCGGAAGCAATTTTAGAAATAAGATGATCAATGTAAGCTGTATTATACACATATCTGTCTGTTAATGTCTTGTCTGTATCTATCCATTTGTTTCCATTGTATTTGTACAAACGGGTAGGCAAATAGTCTGTGCGAACAAACATGTCGCCCTTGACTGCTGTGCTAGGAAATTCTGCACCAAAATCCGCGCTACTTTTGTGTTTAGATTCAAGATAGTCTTCCCAAGGCAAATGATCTATAACACCACGCTCGAATAATTGGCGTTGTTCTTTTAAAGTTTTGCCCGGATTATCTATTTTCCATTGGCTACGTGCTTGTTTAAGTCCCGGGTCTTCGTCTTCATTGTCAACTTCTTCGATTTGTTCGGGCTGTTGCACCATGGGCTTGAGATTTTCAAAGTGTACAAATGGCTTGTCTAAGTATGCGTGTCGTGTACGATCAAATTCTTGTATGACTTCTTCAACTTCTTGGTCGTTCATGGGATATGGTTGTGCAACTTCGCCAAACATCCAACCAGGCGGGCTAGGATCTTGTCTTGGTTGCTTATCTAGTGCATCAATTTCTTCTGGTGTAAAAGGTCGCAAATCTTTTTTGTCCGGTGGTGTAATGCTCATTGCTAGTTGATCTTCGTTGCGTCGCCGACGTTCCCAGGCCATGGATTCTGTTGCGGCCAGCAACATCATCACAGCAAGAGGATCAAACACAATGACAAGCAAAATGATAACCCAACGTACTGCCTTTTCTAACACATTGGTATCAGGATTGTCTTCGTATATCAGTGCGGCAATGTACTTGATTGGGCCAACTTCAGCTTCTACCTTGCGTACTTCGGCCGCAATTGGCGCACGTTGTTCGTTGAGTACAGTGATTTTCTTTTGAGCTTCTGCAATGTCTGCAAGGAGGCGAGCACGTTCTTTTTGCTGGGCTCTGCGTACGGCAACTGCTTTGTCCGCCCCTTTTTCGTCCGAACTGCGACCCATAACTTGGTCCACTGCCTCATCCATTTGTTTGAGAGCTTTGCGATTAACATCTATGTTTTCCTTTTCTGTTTGAATTTTCTCATCGTAGATGGCAATTTTGGCTTGCACATCACCAGACACTATGCTTTGGTCCAGATGTGCTTTTGATAAGAATCCAAAGATGCCCATGCTGGTAATTAGCATAAGCATAGCCACAGCCGGCACAAGATACAGCTTCATGGTAAGCTTGACCTGCTTCCAATATTCGTGTAACCAAACTGTTACAACAAGTTTGGCCACTTCTAAAATACTGCCCATGATAATAATTGGGATCACAGCCGCGGCAAAAATAGCAGTCAGTCCCACTATAGAATAAAAAGCGGCCACTGCACTCAAGCACAGGGCCACAAACAGCATTAGATATGTCAGTAGCATAACAAATTATTTATGGGCATTTAGTTTGGAATCACTATGCACTTGTATGCTATGTTTAACCGATACCCATGTAGCAAACTTAGTATCGGGCACTTCGAACCAGATCAATTGCGGTTTACGGTCATGCCGATGACTGTACGATTCTAGTTTGCGTCGTACCTTGTTTTGGCACTTCCAATTTTTTCCAAACCATGTTCGACATTCGGCCATGACAGCATACCACTGCGTTTCATTACTAAGCAAGAACCAAAAACGATGCAGATCCTGGGTCGTTTCTTTAAGTGGATCAAGTGACTTCGACATAATAAATTAGAGATCTCCGAGTTGATACATTACAAATGCTTTACACCTTGCCGCCCCTGTTGAGGCTTACTCCCAACCCTAGAGGTACTCAGCAAGTACGTAGTTGGTTGGTTTTAACTTGGTTATTTCACAGCGGCTATCCAAGTCCGGAGGTGCCACACCTTGAGGAGTTACGGTTACTTGTGCCACGGAGATCAACTGCATGGTTACATGCTGTCAAACCCTTAACCCCCCTCCATATTTCCCATTCACTGCCCTTGTATTATAAGGTATTAGAATGAAAATGTCAACTATGATCCGCAGTTTTTTAGGCAAACTGGGTGTGGTGATTTTGTCAATTCACTAGATATATTAACTTGAGACAAAAATGTTTGCAAATCATCATAGTGTTGACTTTGACTAAAATAACAACAAGCACTAATTTTTCCAGTTGCATGCAAATACACACTAGGCATGGAAAGATGCAAACACTGTGCAGGATCAACATATGATTTAGTAGGATGGAAAAACAACTTTTTGTAAACATCGGCTGCTTCTAGATCAAATAGATGCTCACCAGTGCGCCAATGTCTCACTTGTGTCTGATCTTCTCTAAACGATTTTACCAGTTTAAATTTGTAAAATCCTAAGTCTTGACTGAGACGAATGCAATCCTTGATCTGATGTTCGTTGTGTTTGAATGGGATGAACTGCCAGGTAGCAGTCCCGCCAGCAGATATAAAAGCCCGAGCATTTTCTAAAACTTTTTCATAGCTGGTGCCCTGACGATATTGTTCATGAACTGAACCTATGCCGTCAATGCCAAACCATACATCGTGTTCGTGGCCACGTAAAAGTTCAGCAAGTTCCTTCCACCAGGATTGTGATCGTAATCCACCATTGGTGTGAATTTGTATCTTGTCACAATGCAGTTTAGAATGCTCTACTATACTTAGAAAATCATTGTGCGCAATTGGATCACCAAAGTTGCCGCAAAATTGAATGCCTTCTAAATAATCAAAATCGTCAAGTATGAGTTGATAGTCTGTTAGTTGTAAGTCTTGCTCAACGAATAAATCTGATAGCCCATATCCATTGTTGTTTCGTTGGCACCCAGGGCACCAAGCATTACACCGAGTGCTAATTTCAGCATGCAACCATTTTATATTTTGTTTTTTCATGCTGATCTAAATTTTATAACTTTTCGCCTGGTTCGAATCCACGGAATCGCAAAAAGCGAGGGAATCTCAAACTGTATGATCCGTCTTGGTTTTGGGTAACTGCGTCTGCTTCGACCTCAACCACGTTACCAAGAAGTGTATCCCGGTTGAGCCAATACTCATCGCGATTGCTATCAGACAAACCGCTACCAACATTAACACGAATAGTTTTGTCATTGTCGACTCCTTCACAAATTATAGCACCCAGGCGGCCTAGATTGCGACCAGTGCCCTCTTCAAATCCCACAATGTTCAGATCGACTGTGATTGTGGGCTTCCATTTCATCCAAAAGTCACTGCGTTTACACTCGTACGGGGCATCAACGCTCTTAATCATGATGCCTTCGTATCCTTGCTCCACACTTGCTTCAGCAAAGCGTCGCATGACATCATGGCCTTCGGCTGTGTCCAAGTCCACATCCATGCCAGGCATGATGCGCAGGCAATCTGTCTCTTCTAGTGCGATTTTGGCACTGTCGAGCCACTCCAGGCGTTTGTATTGTTGTAGATTGCAGTGACCTTCTTTGAGTGCGTCTAATGGGATGATGTCAAAGATATGATATACCATGCCATCTGTTTTGGCATCACTTTTGCGGTGTGCTTGCTTCATGAGCTTTTGAAAGGTTTCTCCCACAATCTCACCATCTAACACAAAATGTCCTCCGGTGCCACGACCATGTTGAAAGTGCTTACGAGCATCTAATACAGCTTCGGCAATTTGTGGGAAGTTTTCAAACACCTTGCCATTGCGACTGTATAACGTACAGGTAGCACCAGACACCACTGCTAGCACACGTACCCCGTCTAGTTTACATTCAAGGCGCTTGGTGCCACGCAACTTTTTAGGTTGGTCTGTAGAGTCCTGCGCTAGCTGACAAGTAAATACCGGAATCTTGTATTCAGTTTTCCCCAGCACTTTGTTTAGTGTTTTTTCACTGATGCCACAGCGTAAATCTTTACGAATCACACGAGCACACAAGTTGTTCCATTCATCGCTGTCAAACTCTTCCGCACATTCTTGGATCTTGTCACGAGCACGATGGCCGGTGATACCCCGAGTGCGTAGGTCTTCTAGCATGGCCCAAAAACGTGGCCATGGATTAGGTCGCCCAGTAAGTCCTTGCGTGTCTGGCACTTGTTTAACATTAAATGTGTAAAAAGGATTGTAAGCCTGAAAACAATTAAACAAAAAGGCCTGTGCATCGGAACTGCCAAGTTTGGCAGCCATCAGGGCTTTTTCGATTACTTTTTCTTTGTGTATTCGACTATCGGAGCTTTCTAAATCACGGACCCAACCTGCCGCCATTACACCATCAAACCTTGTGTTGGAAAAATCTGTTTCATTCATTATTTAATGCTCCATTGAAATTAGAATCATACCACTTTTGATGTATTGTTGTAGCATGATCTTGGTCTATAGTTAACCTTAGATTTGTTTTAAGATATGTCAGCAATGGCATAATGTCAGGGGTGGCAATCATTCCAACATTGACATAAAAATAATCAGTTTCTCCTGTGAGTAGACCAAAATATTTTGATGAATACAATGTAGAAGATTCTTCCCACATATAATCATGCTGGTAAGGAAAAAATGATTTATTCATGCGTTCACGTACTTGCAAGCTGGCATTATTTAAATCTACAATAATGTATTTGCGATTTGGCAAATGTTGTTTAACAAGATCTTGGCGCCACAAATACTGTGCCAAGTGACTGCACAATACATTGTTTTGTGCAGATATAGATTGTATTTCTTCTTCTGTAATTTCAAGATTTTGAATCTTGGAAAAATGTGCTGGACCTTTTATGTTGTTGTATTGATTATAATCAATCTCACGATTAAATCTTCCTGAAAGGGCCATAATATTAGCCAAGTGGTTCCCACCTGCACCCGGTGGGAATATCACAAAAATGTTTTCGGTGCTCAATGCGCTTCCTTAATCCAAAAGAATCATGTACTCTTTGGGAAAGTATTTACAAAACCAGTCTAGGCCCAGGCGCACAGTTTTGTAATCACCCATCATGTTGGCACCCGAAATGCTGTCATAAACTGCCACAGCTTCGGGAGTCAAAACACAAGACTCACCGGAAAAAGGATTGCGAACTTCCACAGGCGCCGAATCTAAAATTGTACATTCAAAAGGCATGTTCATAAATTACTCCTTGTCCATGATGTAGGTAAACAAAACAAATTTGGCACGGTTCAGTAACTGACGCTGATCTTCAATAGTGTTAAAGTCAGGTTTCTCGTATGCCATCAGCTCTTGTGCGTCACTCATCATACTGGCCGCAACCATTGCAGGGCCAGACAGTTTGAAAGTGATTGAACTCTCCACTGCTTCACGCATTTGAGCTTCAGTGCAACCATACATGCGAATTTCACGGTCACGTTGCATGTTGTTGCCAACTGCGGCGCGGATTCCTGCTGTTTCTGTTGCTGTCATTTTCTAGCTCCTTTTTAATTACTATACAAGTATTATAGCAAATCAGGAAATTCTGGTCAACCAAAAGCTTTGTATAACCCTACTAGTCCTATGGCTATTGACACAATATTCACAGTCATTTGTGGCTTATTTGCAACACGATAGGCCCAGATTAGGAACGCCAAGGTACCCACACAAAATGTCACAATGTTGTAGGGGTAGACCTCGGGCCCGATTGCGTTAAGGGTATGGCCTGCTATAATGCAGATTGCTCCGCTCCACTGTAAGATGTCATTTGTTTTATTCATGTGTTTATTATAGCAAATGATCTAATTCTGATCAACCAGAATCAATAGGTTTCTTTGATAATAGTATATTCATTTTCAGGGTATTTTTCTAGAAACTCAGGTGTTTTAATAAACTTATTGAGTTCTGCCGCAGTAAAAAACATTTTACTCAAAACGCTTTTGATAGACCCTTTTGGACATACTGTGAGATAACAAGATTTTGCTTTACCGGCCATAACTGACTCCTTATGTGAAAATTAATTTAGATATTACGACCCACAAGAAGTGCAAGAATACTTTGTTGTAATTCTGCAACATCTTCGTGCGCTACATAGAAGTCAGTAGTGGGATCATAGTATGATCCTTCCTTAGGATCGTAGTACAAAACAGCACCGTTGGGATAGTGGAAAGGGCCTTCAAGACCTTTACGTGGGCCATACTCTTTGTTGTGTTTGAAAACTGTGTAAGCCATACCCAACTCCTTTTTTGTTGCAATACCACTATTATACACAAAGACTCATTTGATGTCTACCAAAAGAAAACCCTGCAAATTGCAGGGTCGTTGATGTTGTATTATTACAACAGTCAGGATTACAATGTAACAGGCGTATATTCAATGCCAGTAGTTGCCAGGCCCACTAAACCAATTGTGGTTTCAAATGCTGTTAATTCACTTGCAAGAACCAATAAGCTGGCTTGTGTGAATACACCTTTGTCAATTTCTGCAACAAACGCAGTAACTTCGGCTGTGGTGGCAGCACGACCAACTACATTGTTAAACACTTGTCTAACAAAAGTTTCATTACTGACGCCGCCTGCGTCATTTTTGTAAACGTCTGTGTTCAAGATAGCCTGTGCTAACTGTAGCTTGGTCCAACCAGCTTGTTCAACCAACGCAATGCCCACACCTTCATATGCGGCAGTAATATCACTAGCACCGATTGAAGCTGCCAATAATGCATATACATCTCCAGCAACACCAGTACCGGTTGCATCAAATGCAATGGCTTTGTTGTTAAAAATTACACGCTCGTGATCTGCAAATGCAAAAGTTACTGTGGGGCTTAACACGCTCACAGCAGTAATTCCAGATGAAGATTTAGTAACAGTAAACTCTGTGCTTGCACCGTTGAGTGTGTATGTGTCAACACCGGTAGTGCCAGTTACATCAACTTGTACATCCACTGTACCATCTCCAACCCGACCTACACCAACTTGGCCAAATGTGGCAATTTTACCATTGAGACCAACTGTGCCCACAGTAAGGATCAAGTTGTTGGTGGGAGTAGCACCGCCTAAGTTTGCGCCAGGGATAGTGATTGTGTCACCTGCAACATAGCCTGTGCCCGCGCTGGCGGCCAGGGCGTCGAGACTGGCAGTATAAATGCCATTGGTTTTAACAACATCAAAGGCAGCACCATCACCTGAACCACCGGTTAAACCAGTGATATTTTGATAGGTTGTGTTAATTGCTTTGTCTTTGATTGTGATAGTAGTAGTCATATTTTTCCTTTAATGATATATTGTAAACTTTATTTTGGTAAAAGTCAAGACTAGTATTTACCTTAAATTTGATTTAGGAGAAAAACTCAGTGTTTATACTAGTTTTAGTCGCGGAATTCAACCGGCAAGGTTAGGTACCTGTTAGGTGCCCCTTGTAAACTAAACGAATCAGTGTAACTGCCACCAGAATCGGGTATTTGTCCTATTAGAGCATTGTTTACAATATAATTTAATGCACTGGTCTGATTGAATGTTGGATTCTTTTCCAATACACATGCCAGTATGCCAGTAACCTGTGGACTAGCAAAACTGGTGCCACTGTATTTGGCAATCCAATAAACTGTGTCTCTAGGATCCTGCACTGGTGCTGGGTACCCGCCGCCAGTTGGAGTGGTTGATGTTAACCAAGAACTAGTTATGAAAGATCCAGGAGCAAACAAGTTTACCCTAGGTCCACAATTGCTGACACTGGCTTTTCTATCGCCGCCGCTGGTAATACCAGCACCAATACTGCCCGCACAAATTACATTTGAACTAACTGGCGCACTGGGTCGAGCATAGTATATAGGGCTACCTGAATTAAATCCAGTAGCAGTCAATGTATTGTTGTAATCAATATCTCCGGGCACCGATAGTCTTGTGTCGTTATTGCCGGCACTGGCCACCATGATAACACCCGCATTGATACATGCTTGAATATCAGCTTCCATGGTGGCATTTTGTAAATTAACAATACAGTTGCCTGTGCCATCATTTGTTATTCCGTAGTTGAGTAGATCTGCAGTAGTGAATGGTCCAGCAAATGTTACTCCACGCCAGGTAACACCTGTGATACTGGCATAAGGAATAGTATATCTTGAGCTCCAACTGTTGTTACAAATAGTAGGATTCGTGTTACCTGCGGCACGTTTGGCCAAGTGGAAAGCCAGTATGTATTTGTAAAGGTATGTGTATTGAACACCTCCTGTGACATACTGCGGACTTATGTTATAAATGTTGGCACCGGGTGCCCAACCTTGTGTGTTGCCTGCGGCTACACCAGCAACAAAGGTAGCATGTCGACTGTCGTCTGCTGAATTAGGTGCTGTGGTAGTAATTGGAGGATTATAGGTTTGGCCAGCAGCCGGGTTACCCGAAACTGGCAATCCGTACCAATTGATATATCGAAATCTGCTGCCGCCAGAGCCATTAGAGTTAACTGCAAATTCGGGATGGTCAGGATCAATTACTGCATCAACAATCACAACGTCAACATTTTTGCCGCTGGCCTTGACTGCCACAGTACCTTCTTGATCAGCAGTGCCATCAAACCCCCAATTTGAAATGTTTGTTCCAAGATATGATCGCAACAGACCCCAATTTCGATCTGCCGCAATCAAGGTTGAACCTTTGCTCCAGTTGGCAGAGTATTCACTCCATCCCACAAGTGGTACAGGAGTTACTGCTTCGCCCGGACTAGGTGCATCTGATAACTGTGTGTCCAATTGCATACCTGCATCGTTTAACGAAGCAAGATTACGACCCTCTTGCAAACTAGCTAGAATACTTTGGCCACCTAGGGTATTAGAATCAGCCACTGCTGTGATATATTGACTTGCCCCACCTTCAGATTCATCAAGCCCGTACTCATGTAGGCTACTGGCAAAACTCATGGTGGCAGATTTAGAATTTGGTTGTAAATTAGCAAAATCTAATTCGGCTGATACTTGATTGATATGTTGGTTGCTCAAGGACAATATTATATTGCCCCAGGCGTTGTTTGCAATATTCACTGTTGTACTGTTACTGGCCACTATGGTAGAAATGGCAGCGTTGGCTGCTGGTAATAGACCAGTAGAAAATGCATCATCCCAACTGTCGTATGCACCGGCACCTGGACCACTTGGTATTACCACGTTACCCGGGCCTGCATAGGCATTACCAAACACATTGCCCAGTGTGCCCAACATGTTGTTGTAGCAAGCACTCAGGGTAGTTAATGATCCGGTAGTTTGCAAATTAGAAATAGAATTTGAAACTGTATTAAGATTGCCTGTAATGATATATCCGCTGCCTGCACCAATGATGTCTACTAACAATATAGTTCCGTTGGGACCGCTGCCTATACCCAATTGTGATTGATAAAAGCTTTTTACAGAACTAGGCACAGGAGTTGTGAGATTAGCAACAGCTGGCAACGAATCAATAGATCTTACCACTACCAATGCAGACGCCAACGCTGCCAATGTAGTGTTGGTAATATTTTTAACTTGTTGCAAACTACGAGACAATGCTTTGTTGGCTACAGCTTGATCTGGTGGAATAATTAACTTTAGAGTAGCAAGACTGTTTGTGTTATTTGGACCTGAGTATGCAGTAACGCCAACATTGTTCAATACCGGTTCAAGATCATAATTTACACTACCATTGGTAAGATATACCGGGCTTAATTTATCAGTAGTGGGGCACAACAAAGACAAATAACTAGTGGGAAGAATCAACTTGGGGTTTAGCAATTGGGCCATATTGGTAATGTTTGATACCTGTACTCCCAATATAGCTGTTACCTGTGACAACAGTACCCCTGTAATTGATACCATGACTGTGTAGGCCGATTTTTCTTCTTGAGAAGTCAAGGTGTTTGTTCCACGACCCAAGCTGGTAATTTTTTCATCAGGTATCTTTACAGCCTGCAATAATTCTGTCACTGCCGGTATACCACCATTGGTAACACGTCCTATTTGCGCCAGTAACTCACCAGGTAATCCCAAATCATCAAGATGCTGTAAGTTAATTAATTGTCCCAGTTCTGTAAGGTCAGTGCCCAAGGCAGATAAGTTACCACTGACTTGGTTTAAACCACCGGTACTCAAGGTGTTCATTCCACCAGTAGCAGGGTCAAATGTCTGAGCAAGTATATCTGCATTTTTTACAGAATTTAACAGAGCATTTGCCTGCCCCACGTACCCTTGTGCAGACTGGAATGTTTGACAAAATTTAGATGCGTCATCGCCTCCAACAATTTGTAAAACATCATAATTTATAGCGTCAGACACGGTGTAAATAACAGAGGACACTGCTGTTGGCGTGCCGCCAACTAGTAAATTAGCCACAACATTGCCCGCAGATGGAACATCAGTTAATGCAGGGAATGTGCCGTTACCTAAACTAGTAATACCAGTCAGAGTGGCCGCGGAAATATTATTTGCTACACGTTGAACAATTGCTGAGTTGATAACTGTAATTGATTGTCCAACAATTGATAAGTTTGTATATTGATTAATAGCAGTTGTGTTTGCCGCTATTGAAACACCAACTTCACCAGGTGGGTTAGGTAAGAGACCGGCACCTGCAATGCTCATTACACTTGATAATGCGCCCACGGTTAGCTACCCACATTCACATCGCCGCTGCCACTGATGTGGTTGTGTCCACAATCATCGGTAGCTCCAACATAAGTTACTGCTTTGCCGCCTGCAAATACCGAGCTACTACCTTTTTGCACCACAGCACTGGCATGTTTTCCCTTGCCGTGAGGAGTAATTTTGTTGCCCACAACTGCAATAGGTCGACCATTGACTTGCACTGAACTGACGCCGCCTAGTATAAGCCCAGGCGGTTGGTTGTTGTTTTTATCGTTCACTCTGCATACTGCGGGCATCTTGTACTTTATCCTGTGATAATCTGCTTGCTCACTGTGGTAATTCCAGTGGTAGCTTGGATCCAGCTATTGCGAACATCTTCACGTGGTTCAGCAATCATGGCCCAACTAGAATTATTTAGCCTCACGGGTTTGTCAAGATTTGCAGAAAATAGTCCGGGCATCATTTGCAGACCTTGTGGGCTAATCACTGTAAGAATAGGGTGCTCGATCATGATATGATCAGCATTTACTTCAACTACTTTAGTCACCAACTCTTCACCGGTGCTGAGTTTTAAGGTATAAATTGTATTGTTTTCGATGTTCATTGTGTTTTTCTTTAAATTAAAAGGGTACATTAGCATTAGAAAGTTCGTTGCGCAGTTCAATTTCACGCATGATATCTTCCACGCTCAACTTACTTAAACCTTGCCAACCACCTTCAACAAATAACTTGCCGTTGTAATAGATTTGAGGTACAGTACGATGCCCAGCTTGCATGATATATTCACGTGCTTGTGGTGTGTCTTCAATATTAATTTCTTCAAATTCAATATTGCTATTCTTGAGATAATTTTTTGCCTGTACGCAATATGGGCAAACTGTTTTTGAATATACTGTGAGTTTCATAAGCTCAATCCTGATAATGTGTTTGAATCTACATCTTGTTTGGTACCACCAATCACGTAAGATGTAATTTCTGTTTCTTGTGGCGCCACTTGTACTTCAGCGCCGGCAATCCATTTAGCCGTCCAAGGCAGTGGGTTACTGCCGCCTTTGGTTTGAGTGGGTAATCCCACAGCAGTCATGCGTTTGTTACCAATCCAGTCTACATATTCGCACAACAAATGCTCGTTCAATCCAATCATGCTGCCATCTTTGAACAAGAATTTAGCCCAGTCTTTTTCTTGTTTGATAGCAAGTTCATACATCTTGATCATTTCACTTTGTGTTTCTTCTTTGATACGAGCAAAGTCGGGGTCGTCACTGGGCAATATTTTTAGCAACTGTTGCGTGGATGCCAAGTGTACATTTTCATCTCGGGCAATGAACTTGATGATCTTGGCGTTACCTTCCATCTTTTTAAGTTCAGCAAATGCCCAACTACACGCAAAACTCACATAGAATCGAATACCCTCAAGCACATTGACACTGGCAATTGCCAACCATATTCGACGTTTAAGCTCGTATGTGTCAACTGTTACAGTTTTACCATTCACAGTGTGAGTGCCCGCACCCAACACTTGATACAACAAACTGTATTCTATCAAATCATCATAGTACTTGGTAATGTTGTGTGCACAATCTACAATTTCAGCAATGTCTAACATTTCGTCAAACACCCGGCCTGGATCTGAGTACACGTTACGTATCAAGTGCGTGTAACTACGACTATGAACAGTTTCATTAAATGTCCAAGTAGTGATCCAGGTTTCTAGTTCTGGCAATGTGGTCAATGGCAAGAAGCCAAGACTGGGACTGCGACCTTGAACAGAATCTAATAGGATTTGGCGTTTTAGATTGCTGGTAAAAATATGTTGTTCGTAACTGGTAAGATCTTTAAAGTCCTTGGCATCACGCAACACATCGACTTCTTCGGGTCTCCAAAAGAAGCCCAGTTGCTTGTCAGTAAGTTTGTCAAACTGTCGATACTTCAGTGTATCAAATCGTTGCATACCGATGCCACCTTCGGGGTCAAGAAAGGCCAGGCTTTGTGTATGATCACGATCTTTTTTTAAATTTAAAACGCTCATGTTATCCTATTAAATTGTGCAACTGTCGCACTCGTCTTCGTCTTGTATTGGGGTATTAACAGATTCAGTTAACACTTGTTTCTGACTCAATCTATCAAGATCAATCTCACCCGAACCATCATATGTGTTAAAGTAATATAGCTGTTTGCCACCATACTTATAAAACATCACAAGATGCTTTAGCATATCACTCAAGGGAATCTTTTCATCTTCGTAGTGCTGAGGATTGTAGCTGGTGTTTACGCTGATGCCTTGATCAATGTATTTTTGCAGAATTGCGCAGATTTTTAAATAACCCTCGGGCGATTTCTGATCCCACAACAGTTCATATTTGTTCTTTAGGCGACGATACTCAGGGACAACTTGTTTGAGTACACCATCTTTGCTTTGTTTAATTGAAACATAGCTACGTGGGGGTTCGATACCGTTTGTGGCGTTGCTAATCTGGGCCGATGTCTCTGCTGGCATCAGTGCCATTAAGGTACTATTTCGAATACCAGTGCGTTTGAGTTGTTCACGCAGGCCTGTCCAGTCCACAGCATCCACGTGTGCCACAAGTTCATCTACTTCACGCTTGTACGTGTCAACTGGCAGTATTCCGTCATGATACTTGGTTTCATTAGACTTGGGACATGCACCAAATTCTTCAGCAAGGTCTGCACTGGCTTTGATTAAAAAATAACTCCAGTGTTGCGCCCATTTGTCAACCAATGCCAGTGCGGCTGGATCACTGTAGCTGACATCATTCTTGGCCAACCAGTAGGCAAGATTGATAATACCAACACCAAGTGGACGGCGATTCTCTGTGGCTAGTTGTGCAGCCAATATGGGATAATGTTGATAGCTCAACAATGCATCTAGTCCACGTACTGCTAGTATACATGCCTTTTCCATGTCCTCAGGATCACGGAACGCACCCCAGTTCAATGCACTAAGTGTGCACAAAGCAATTTCACCTTCGGGGTCATTTATATCGTTCAAAGGCTTTGTGGGTAAGTCAATCTCAGAACATAAATTGCTTTGACGAATGGGCGCCAGCTCGGGTTTAAAACTACCGTGACTGTTGGCATGGTCTACGTTTTGCAAATAGATACGTCCAGTATCTTTGCGCTCTTGCATAAAACGACTGAACAACTCCACTGCTGGAATTGTTTTTTTGCGAAGCTTGGTATTGCGTTCAGCTCGTTCGTACAGTTCACGAAACTTTTCTACATCGGTGTAGAAAGCATCAAACATTTCAGGAACATCATGTGGTGAGAACAGCGTGATGTCGCCATTGGTCAACAGTCGTTCATACATGACCTTGTTGAACTGCACACCGTAGTCCATTTGACGTACACGATTGTCGTCGGTACCTTTGTTGTTCTTTAATACCAATAAGTCTTCAACTTCAAGATGCCACAGTGGGTAATACAAGGTGGCGGCACCGTTGCGTACTCCGCCCTGTGAGCACGAACGTGTGGCCGCTTGGAACATTTTATAGAATGGAATAACGCCTGTGTGATAAGCATCGCCATTGCGAATAGGTGAACCAATTGCACGAATACGTGCGGCGCCGATACCGATACCAGCTTTCTGACTCACATACTTTACAATACTAGATGTTGTGGCATTAATACTATCCAAGCTGTCGCCTGTTTCAATCAACACACAGCTAGAGAACTGCCGTTGTGGTGTGCGTACACCGGCCATGACAGGAGTAGGCAAACTGATCTGATGTGTGGAGATGGCATCATAATAATCACGAATCCAAGTCATGCGTGTTGCCTTGGGGTACTTGCCAAACAATGTGGCAGCAATTAGTACATAGGCCACTTGTGGCGTTTCAAATATTTCTTTTGTTACACGATTTTGTACAAGGTACTTGCCTCGGAATTGTTCCATGGCAGCATAGGTCAACTGCTCATCACGATCGTGACGGATAAAACCGTTGATGCGTTCCCATTCGTCTGGGCTGTATGTATCAAGCAATTCTTGATCATAGAAACCACGCTTGACATTGCGTTCTACTAGTTCTCGAATATGACAAGGTTGGAATGTGCCGTACACTTGCTTACGCAGGTGATAACAAATTAGTCTACCGGCCACATATTGATAATTTGGTGTTTCTTCTGAAATTAAATCTGCCGCACTTTTAATAAGTGTTTCCTGAATGTCTGATGTTGGGATGTTGTTGTAAAATTGCAAGTGACTTTTGATTTCCACTTCACTGGCTGAAACTCCGGTAATGCTCTGAGTTGCCCAAAAAACCACTTTATGTAGTTTTTCAATGTCTAGCGTTTCTTTGCCACCATGGCGCTTGGATACTTGTATTTGTGTTTGTGTCATGTCTAACCTATTAATTGGTACAGCGAATCACTGTTAATCTGTCGTGTGATGTTGATATTTGCAGATTCGATATTTAACAGTTGCCTAGGTGCCCAATTCAGTATATATTTCCCTTGTTCGACCAGGACTAAATTACCTTGGTCACTTTGTGCAATGCTCACATCACTGTCAGCATCAAGCATTATAACAGTATACACTATTCCCAAGGCTCTTGCAAGATCGCAAAAATTATTATTGGCCAATAGTTGCCAGGGATCAGGCCAGTTGGGATATTCGTCCCATTGAATTGATCGATTTACCATTGGGGCTTGAAACCACCAGTTGTTAATTGAATTGTATTTTTCTGGTGCAGGGAGGTGGCCTGCAGATTGACGCAGGGCATGCCAGGCACGCATTCTATCCTCAAAGGAGATGTGCCACATTAAGCTAGATGTGATAAAGAGTAAGTGAGAGTTCCGACCACGCCGGTATTGGTAGAAGTGTATTGAACAATAACTTGTGATCCAGATTGAGTTACATTTAATGTTACGCCAGTTGATGAATTTTCAGTATAGTCATCTGTAAAATCTAGATCCCCGGCGCTGTCATTTGGTCCTGATACCACAGTCATTATACCACTCCTAACCGAAGTGTCTCGAGATATTGTATAATACATTTGAAATGCCTTGGTGTTATCGTTGTTGACAGAAAAAATAGTTTGGTTGGTTTGGTTGTTTGCAAGGCTAAATGTTAGTCCTGATTCGCGAGCATATCGGCCCATTTGCATTTGTGTGCCACCACTAACTGTGGTAGAAGTTAAAATACGAATCCGTGGTACTGTGTATGCATCAGAATCAGTTCGAGCAAAAAGATCATTTGCAGATACACAAGTGTCGTTGCCCAGAGAAACAACCGGGGCAGTAGGAGAAGATGCTCCGATACTATTACCAACATTGTAAAATACATTGTAGCCCGAAACACACAGATTAACGTCTGCAAAATCCAGGCCCTCGCCATAGATTATGTCAAAGGTGTTGTGTAATACACGGAAGCCTGTACCACCTCCATTGAGCACAACTCCTTGATATAATGTGTCAAATCTACTGTTGGTAACATTGACACCGGCAAAATCTTCACCGACAGCAATACCATATGTAATATTATTAAATCCGCAATTGTCAAATGTGATATTGTTGCATAATAAATTGGCACTGCTGTTAAATCGTATGCCAGCAATGTCCGGCAATGGCACTGTGTTGGAATTTTCAATTTCGGCTTGTGTAACAGGGCCAACAAAGTATACGTTTTGAAACCAAATTTCCTGGGCTTGATCTACCAAGAATATATCAGTGTCTTCCACTGATTGAAAAGTCATGCTTGAAATTTCAATGTTTTTAGGTGGAGTTGCGCCATTGGTACCAATGTTAGCACCAGTTTGCTGAAGACTATCACCAACTCGTGCCACATACGCAGACAGTGATGAAATATCACTAGAAGTATCTAGTAAGATTATACTGTGATTTGCACCTTCACCCACAAGCTTGGCCCAGGTGGGGATGATCAAACTTTCAATGATTCGATATGTACCTGCTGGAAATAGCAAAGTGCGTCGCGGCGGGGTTGTGGCTTCACGACAGTACAATTGATACAATGCGCGGTTGATAGCACCAGTATCGTCAGCAACGCCATCACCAACTGCGCCAAAATCTCTAACAGATACAGTATCATCCAATTTGTCCTGTACCGATCGAACTATTGGATCACCGGGTGTGGGGCCTGTTTGAGCGGCATAACCAACAACTACGTCGGCGTAGGTGTAGTTACTGACCACTGTGATATCTGAAAATTCAGTAAGAATTTCAGTATTCCCGATCACGGGTGCACCATCTTGCAAAGTGCCGTTACCAATAAACAATCTACGACTATTTGTCGCCCAGCCTAATTCTGCACCAGCCAGTTGTGGTAAGTTTTCTTGTAAACCTTTGCGGTTGGTTATTCTGGATACTTGTACTATAGCCACTTGGAATTCCTCAGTTGTTCCAGTATTTAGCTAGTCAAGTAGTAGAATTCAACACGTTTGTTCCACTCGTTGTTCCAGTGAGCAAATTCATCACTTTCAATCACGTATTCAGTATAAACAGGCTTGCTCAGTGTGCCGTCGAGCAAAACTGCAGGCTGTTGAGCCATCATAATCACCCCTGTTTTGATGTCTGTGCTGTGTGCATGATTGTGCGCCGCGGCATAGGCTGCCAGCTGAATAAAATAGTCGTCAATCCATTCACGCTTTTTGGGCTTGTTGGTCTGCTTGAAATCAATGATTGCAGGCTGCCCTTTCCATAAGCCAAGACAGTCTGTGGTTCCTGCATATAATCCACTGTAATAAACAGGCACTTCTACTCCCCAAAATTCATCCACATTACACAGTCCTTGCAATATAACTTCTGCGGCCATGAACCAAGACGGCTGAGCAAACGGATTGCCAGGCAGGGGTTTCATGTCTGCTTCCAATGCATAGTGCTCCAGGTACGCATGCATCCTGGTGCCGCGATTGGCCGCTTCTGTGGTGATCTGCTGTGCCTGTTGCTCGCCCACTCGTTTTTTCCAGTTGGCCAAGGCCAGTCGTTTTTCTTCAGGCTTGGTGCGATCTAGTATGGTAGTGACGCTGGGCACCTTGGAGCCGTCAGGTAAACAATAATGTCTTTTGCCGTCAATGGTTGTTCGATCCAGCGGCGAATAATTGTATCGTTGAGTTATCATTAAATTCTAAAACTTTCTCCGCAACCGCAGCGGTCACGTTCATTGGGATTGCGAAATTCAAAACCTTCATTGAGTCCATTGCGTACAAAATCAATCACCATGCCTTGAAGGTAGGGCTTGTTTTTTGGGTCTATAAAAATCCTCACACCATTACTGTCATAGTGCTGTACGCAATGCAAGTTGGGGTTGTCTACGTATTCTAACACATAAGCCAGTCCCGAGCAACCAGTGGTTCGGACTCCTACTTGTATGCCCAGCCCTGATCCACGCTTGCTCAGTGCTGATTTAATTTTGCGGGCGGCTATATCAGTTACTGAAATCATGATTAATCAAATCCCCCAGATTCAATGCCTAATTTATTGTACTTGATGTATGGATTGGCTACATTTTCAGTTTCTAATCTATCAAATAATATTTTTAAATCTTGATGATTTCTAACCAATTGTTTGTAATTATACGGTGCTTTGATTGATAAATCTTTATAATTAATATGTTGCCTGGATTGTTGCAATCCCAAACGAGTTAATACGTGCATGTAATTATTTACAAAATCATCAAAATAAAATGTTTCAACTAGTCCATACGGTCTTGTTAGATCATGACTTTTAGAATGCCAAACATGATCTGCATATTGAAGTACAAAGTCTTGTTCTATCACTTCAAAAGGTTCAATGTTGTGCTGGTTGTAAATTGCTGATTGATTAGTGTGCCACACAATGCAATTAGACATCACTGCCGAAAATATATCTCGACGGCCTACTATTATCAATCCTGTAATTGAATCATCATCAGTTTTGTGTTGTGGGTCATGTGTGTGCAATGCTGAAGCATTAGCAGATGATATTATATTGGTAATTAGAATTCCGCCCACACGAGGTGGAGCACTTATTAAATAACGCTTGATTGCTGTCATTAATGTTTTTTACGATAATCTTCTACTGCGGCTTTGATGGCATCTTCTGCAAGTATTGAACAGTGAATTTTAACTGGGGGTAATGCTAGTTCTTCGGCGATGTCGGAGTTTTTGATTGCTCCGGCTTGGTCGATGTGCATGCCTTTGACCCACTCTGTAACAAGACTCGAACTCGCAATAGCCGATCCGCAGCCATACGTTTTAAATTTTGCATCTGTAATAATACCTGTATCATGGTCAACCTTTATCTGTAGTTTCATTACATCACCGCAAGCAGGTGCGCCTACCATACCAGTACCAATATCAGTATCAGTCTTGTCAAAAGATCCGACATTCCTGGGATTTTCATAGTGATCTACAACCTTGTCTGAGTATGCCATTCTAATTCTCCTGTATCATGTTAGTATACAGCCTTACACACAAGAAGTCAAGAGATCACAAAGATTTAGATGCTTTGGCTGACGCTCTTTTGGCCATACGATCTACTGTTTGTTGAGCTTGATCTACTGTCATGTTTGGCGCTGGCTCTTCTGAGCCTTTGAATACAATTTCGTTGTCTTGAATATCCTGAATGATATTGCTCAATGGGGGCTGTTGTGCCATGGTCGTCAATTGATCTTGGCTAAGACTGATACCTTGGCTATTGGCCAATTGCAAAAATGTTGCAACTGATATTTTCTTTTGTGCATCTGTGTCTGTGGCACGGGCCAACAGGAACTCACCCAACGCCACTAGCTTTTGGGTGTCCAAGGAAGTCTCAAACTCAAAGAGTCTCATTATCTACGTTCGCGACCCAGGGCGGCTGCAGGTGTATCTAAGTCTTCTTCATCGTCTGCTGGCAAAGTTGCATCTATATTTAGATCTGCATCAATGTCAGCGCCAGCATCACCGTCAACTGCACCTAGGTCAGCACTGGCATCAACACCAGCGTCAACACCCGGGATAATCGGTGCTTGACCTGTTAGAATGCCTTGAGCGGCTTCCAGCTGTGTTTTACCTGACTGTATGGAAGTCAGCAATGTTGTCAATGCGGCTGTTGAATCAGCTTGATACTTGGTGGCTTGATCAATACCCATGTCATTGCGAATACTGTTGACCAAGGCAGGTAGATCTTTAAATTGCATTTCAGAAATTTGTTCCATCATTTTCTGAATTTGATCAACCATGTCTTGTGCAGCCAACACCACTTGAGCTTGTTGTACTTCGCTTTCGCTAATGCTACGACGACTCTCGGCCATGCCCAGGGTAGGTTGTGTTATTTGCTTTTGAATGTTTCTAACTTGTCCTTGAGCCACTTTGAGTTGATCTTGCAGTTGCTTTTTACGCTGTGCCATCTGCATGGCCATCTGCGCTGGATTGACAGCGGCAACTGAGCCAGCGGCACCGGTTTGATTGGCGCCAGCGACAGGTGCCACGCCACCCACTGTGGGTTGTTCGTTGAGTTTGCTGACTAAAGCTTGCTCTACCATTACCAGCTTCATGTAATCTGGATTACGTTCGCTGTAGTGAAAACTAACACTGTCACGATGTTCTTTGACCAATGAACGTACCTTGCCTAGCATGGTGCGAGCTTGTTGTCGTGATAGTCGATCAAAGTCAATACGAGCGCCATGTTGGCTCTCTAGTACTTTAGCGATTTGTTCTGTTGGTCGGCGTGCGCCCAGGTCTTGCAGTTTCATTGTTGAATCCTCGTATTTGCCAGTATTTAGCCAGATTTACACATTTGTCCAATCGAAGGGTCACTTGGCTCAAACGGTCTCGCCTGGCACTGATTTTGCCATCAGCTGCCGAACGTGTGGTATAATTTTTAAATCCTGCAACCAGCGTGGACCTAACAAACAAGTCCGCTGTCAGCATGGTTTTTCTAGAATCTAGAACTAAAATCTGGTCTCTTAAACTCAGTTGATTGCATTTGTCTGCAATACACCAGCTTAGTGCAGATCTAGTAGATGAAAATTCTCCGCATGGCACATTGTTTTTATTGACCAAAAATGCACTGTTGTGTGTGGGTTTGATCAAGTAATTTCCAAATACTTCGTAACAGTTGTTTTCTACAGGAATCAAGACATTTTGTTGCAGAGAAGGAAATTCCTCTTCTGCCAGGCGTTGCAAACGATTTAGTACTTTTTGATTTGTTATCATTTGAATACGTAATGAGATAGCAACCAGCCCACTGTGGCTGCTAGTACACCTATTAGGCCTATGCCCCAGCCAATGAGTTGGTCATTTCTTTTCTCACTCATCTTGTGCACCATGCCGTGCAGGTCCACAATCATGTCTTTGAGGCTGGATACTGTGGTCTCAACTGTTTCTAGTTTGAGTTCCAGTAATTTATAGCGTTCAGCACACAGCTCAACGTGTGCTTCCAAACTCTTTTTTTCAATATCAGTGGTATCAGCCATTAAATGCTCCGTTCGAATATTTAGCTTTTGAACACTGTGAACCAAATGTTAATTTCGGGTCCTGCAGTAGTTAAAATATTACCGATCTCTGACTTTTCTGTCAATCCCAGTATCATAGGTACCCCAACACAATCACGCAACAGTCCACCCACTAGATTGTCATTTAATGATATTGATTCAATGTTCACAACATCAAATTCAAATTCCCAAGTCAACGTGCTTGTGTTGTATATAGGTGTAGAAATATTTTCTGGCAATGTTCTTAATGAAATCAATTGATTAATTGTTTCCCAATTTCTTTGTTGATTTCGAGATCGTGTCCAATTAAGTTGATCTTGAATAAGTTGTCCTGTTTCATCATGAAAAGGTATGCGAGATTCTTTATAATGGCTGCGCACGCCTGTAGCTGTTATATCAAACAGTGTACAACAATGTATTCGATAAAACATTATGAAAGTGTTATCCTGCTGTTTGCACTTAGAATATAACGATCACGATGACCTTGATAGGGCAGGGCTGAATGTTGTACCCAACCAGGAAATACCACCAGCATGCCGGGTTCGGCTAGTATGTCTATGCTGTTGTCACGGCTCATGTACAATGTGCCTGCATCAGTATGCATGGTGGTGTTAGGGTTGTAAAACCGATTTAATCCATTTTTTGTTGTGCTGTCCATGTCTCCACAATCAAGATAATAAATGCAACTCCAAGTGCTGTTGGGATGTATGTGCATGTCGTGATAGCCACCGTTGCGTGTGATATGGCACCAGGATTCATGCAATTCAACTTGTATGTTTGTGCCAGGCGGCCAGTGACGTTTGTTGGCGTCGTGGCTGGCTTGAAACATACAGTCTTTTACCCAGTCAGCCCAGGCCGTGACTGCGGTATTGTCATATTTCACAAAGTCAAATCCGCTTTCGTACAAGCCTTTTTTGGCGTCAGGTGCTATATTACTAACGTAATTGCGTTGTTCAAGATCTTCACAAACTGCCTTGAGTTCTTTTACATGTGTTTTGTGTTCGGCCCAGTCAAAGTTGTAGAACATTGTGGGCCATAGTGGCATTGGTTGCATAGTGTAAGTATTTAACAGCCAAGAAAAACCCTGGAATAAATCCAGGGCCTTGATCAAATTAAATTTGATTAAGCTAGTTTGAAGCCTACATTTGTAACGTCTGTACCGGCTACGTTAACACCAGTCACTGTGCCATCGCTGGCTGTGATTTGAACGTTGCCTAGAGCTTTCAAGGCTGCGTCAAGAGTAGCGGCTGTCCATGCATCTTGTGGATACACAGCGTAGCTGATTTGGCCAGTGCTGTCGCCTTCAACCTGGTACTTGGCAATAGTTGCTACACGTTGAATAGCTTGGTTAAGTTGAACTACAACACCTGGTGTGAACACACCGCCGCTGTAGCTGCCAAGTTGAGTGCGCAAGTCAATTGCTTGGTTTGAAGAGTTTTCAACAATTACTTTGAAAAAGTCCAGTTTTGGACCATCCATCTGTACCAGTGCATCTGTAGAACCGATTGTACCAGTTTGTGGACCATTGTTGATGTCCATTGCGAATACTGGTTGTGCGTCACCAGTGAAGGGTGGAAAATATGCCATTTTAGAATCTCCTAAGTTAGTGGCCTTTCAGGGCCTACTTTTATTTAGTCAATTGACAAAAATTACTGAGGTTGAGGATTATTTCTAGCACGATTTTGTGCGGCAAAAGCGTCTGATCCAAAGCGTCCCACTGCTTTGCTATAGCCTGCAGGGGTGGCCATGACCCAGCCTTCTTGTCC